AACTAATAGCAGCATCAAACTTTGTTCTATTGTTTATATCAAACTTAGCCCAGTCATTTAATGTGTCGTTAAAATATATATTACCGTAGCTGCCATCTTCAAGTGTTCCTACATATTTATCTATGTATGATTCAATTGCAGCGGCATGCGCTTGTCTTATATCTTCAGACGAGTTTGGTATTCCACCAATTTCTTTTTCCGCTGTAGATAATTTATTCCACGTTTTATCAGGCCTGTTCATAGAGTAACCTCTATAGCCCCTACGCTTTAAATAATATAAAAGTCTTGGCTTGTTGTTTTCTGCAAGTATCGGCATTCCGTAAAACACTAACGCCATTAATACGTCTTCAAAAAACATTTCAGCGGTTTGCGGCCTAGCTAAGTATTCTAAAAAGAAAGTATTAGCAGGAGCGTCTTCCATACTAAACTTAGTTAAACCGTGCAATGACCCTTTAGAGCCATTACCACCAACTGTTCCTGATATATCGTAGGAGTCACATCCAAATGCTCCTATATGATCGTTACCAGGATGCCTTATCCCATTCTTTACTATTACGCGGTTTTGTAAATTATAACTAGGAATCCAAGATATATTAAACCTTCCGGAGCTATTAGGTACAAATATTACTCTTGTATCTTGTACACCGTTCTCCCATTGGAAGTTTCCTTTAGTCACTACTCCTGAACTTCTAAGGTCTTCGTTATAATCTATTTGTTCGTATATCTTAACTAAATTAAATATACTATTTTTTGTTTCGTCTCTAAACGCGTGCTCTTCCGTTCTTGGAAACTGGCGATAAAATTCATTTAATGCATCTTGATCACCTTTTAAACCTTCTACTTCATTATCCCAATGCTCAACTACTCCAACCTCAATACTCTCTCCCATCGGTCCCTCAACTGGTCGTTCTGGTGTATCGAATACAGGTATTCCAAAAGCGTCGATGAATCCTTCGTAATTCCATTCCATAGGTATGAACAAACTATATAGTCCACTGCGAGTCTGTCCATTGCGGTTTCGTTTTGTGACGTCTGAGTCATTGTAAAGCTTTTTAAAGTTCTCTCCTCCTTTGTCCAGCGCATTGGATGTTGAACCCATCATACATTTACCAATGATACGACTACCTAGTCTTAGACATGTTTTTGTTACACGCCAGTTATTTAATATATTGTCAGGTCTTTCCCATTTACCACTTTCATCATGAACTAGTAACGATAGCTTTTCACCATCATAAGAGTTATCACCTGTATTCTTCCAGTCTATTGTTGTATCGAGTCCCTCGAGTATTTCCTTCTCTTTGTTTTGTATAGACTTCTTTGTGAGCTTTGACGCGGGTACCCTGTACGCAAGTTCCGATTTTGGTCGGTCCATACCGTCTTGGATTGGCTTGAAGAAGAACGGGTAGTTGATCGATATTGGAACAACCTTATCTGTAAACATCTTCTTAGCATCGGATCCAGACTTGGACAATATACCAAATCTTGAATCTGATGTAATTGTAGCAAGGTTAACGGTCTCGGAGCTTGACATAAAAGAGAACCCAGATCGTCTATTCTTAAGGTAGCACATACCGTAGCATCTCGCATCTGCTTTACATGCTTCCCAGAATATAAAGAATAATCTGTTTGCTTCACGAAAGTCTGGGTGCCCAACATCAATCTTGGTCCACTGCAAGTACATGTAATGAGTGCCAGTAATATAAGTAGGCTTGTCTTTATTAAAAAACCAAAAACCGTTTTCACGTCTGTCAAATTCTTCATTAATGTAGTCCTCCCATTTTTCTTTAAACTCCTCAGGGTAATCCCTCCAATCAAATATGCTTTTAACTTGCTGTAATTCTTTTGGGTATTCAAATGGTATCCAACGTTTTTCTTTGTTGCTATACACATTTTCTTCTTTAGGTAAAGCAATACGTAAATTTTGTATCTCGTATATGTCACCTATTTGACCAGTCTTGCTTATAACTACAATATCGTGTTCTTTATTGTAACCGTAATCCCAAGCTTTCTTCTTGTTCATACGATGTATTGTAGTCAGTTTCACTGGTTCTACGATCTTACATAATGTTTGTTCGTACATTACTTAGACCTCCTTTCTGCAAAACCTTTAAAAGATTCTTTCTTTTCTTCTTTAGGTTTATTGTCTAAAACGTTTTCTTCTTCTACGATTCTATTAAGAATTTCAAAAGCATCGAATATTGCAAGCTTTTTAGTAGCGGCTGCGTTTTTTAATCTATCCGCGGAAACGTCATCTTCTGTTTTTGTTATAATCTGCTCTTCAGCTACTTTAATCAGTTCATCAACTGCTTTGTAACCAGCTTGGATTATACTCTTCTTCATCTCCTTGATATTCATATTTAATAGTAATTAATTGGGTAAGGACACGATACAATCTTTGATTGTCAATTATAAACTCGTATTCACTATTTGGTTTAAAACCAACAAGATCTCCTTCTTTAATACCATTAGCTAATAACGTTTTATCAGCATACTTTAAAATACCTACAAGAGGTTTTTCAGGGTTGGTATCAAATTCGTCTTTATTTTTTATTGGTTGCACAAAGCAATAACCTTCTGGCGCATGCCATTTACGGTTTCTTTTATATAAGAAAATTTGATCAGAATAAACAAAGTATTTATCTTCTTCAAAATAACTTTTACTGTTTTTTTCTTCACCACGTATATCGTGAAATCTACGAAACACATTATGGTGAACAATTACGGTATCTCCTTTACGTATACCTGTTTTTTCTGCAATAGGTGTTTCAAGAACAATACCTTCTCTACTTACATACTGATGGTTTTGTATTTCAGTATTCAATATAAGATCAGTATCGTTTACTTTTTTAGTATTAGTGTATCGTTGTTCTTTTGGTGTTACTATAAAACTATATAGACTTCGCATTAATATTCAAGATTATATTCAACAGATATAGCCATGTTCTTATTAAAATCTTTCCACGGCAGCACTTCATTGTGCTTTTTTATATATACTCTAAATATATCACTTTCTTCAACAATATCACAAATAGTATGTCCGCCGTAGACTTCCTGGCCTACAGCGTAATGCATTGCGTCGTTCTTATAGTCTCGACCAACGCTAATCTTACGGATTAAATTCATATTAAATTATTTATTCTTTACCGCCGAACCGAAAAAGTAACCAAAAATTGATAGTACAATTCCTTCTGAAATTCCAATTAAGTGAATCCACACTTCTTTGTTTTCAGCTGGTATCTCTAAATAAACGATAGCATAAACGATAAAAGCAAAAGCCCCCAGCCCAACAATCCCAGTAAGATTATACATAAAATCAAATCTTCCTGTCTTGGCAATCTCCACTTCACGTTTGCGAGCAGAGTCACGGTCTGCGACTTCCAACTTATAAAGTTCAACCAGCTCTTCGTGCATTTGAGCTTTTTCTTCAGGCGATAAATCAGGTTCATTATCAATTAAATTTTTAACCACACCTAAAACACCGTTATCTGGTAATGCTTTTGATACAAAGCCTGGTACTTTACTTAATATAAGTTTACCTACCGCAGTGTCTTTAAATTTTTTCTTAGGCATAATTATTTTTTATATGGAAATATTTTATTTAAAGCGTCTTTACGGCCTTCACAACCGCATGGAATGTTTAAACCCTCAGATACTTTATCCACAACAGATTTAATACCTGTTGCTTTTGTAAATTTTTCAATGTCGTCGCCAAGTCCTTTTGATTTCATTTATTTCTTTTTAATGATTTAACTCTTCTTGGTTTACCAGCAGGTTGGCCTAATCTTTTCTTTTCAGTAATCTTTTTGCGTTTTTCAGAGGATGACATTTCAGAAGCGGTTTTAGGTGTCTTCGAAGATACTCTCTTCTTAGGTCTACAATAAGGAACACCACGACCATCGCCTTTAGTACGGCCGCAAGGCTTCCCTGTACGAACGTCGATCCATTCCTCTTTAAACCATCTTTTAAGCGATGCACCTTTCTTACTTTTTTTTACCGCCATTACCCCAGTTTTTAGCACCTACCTTACGGCATTTAGCAATAGCTCCAGACGCATACGCTGAAGGAAATACTCTATATTTTCTTTTTACTTTATGATAGCAAGCGTCTTTCTTTCCCATTACTTTTTCTTTTTCTTTTTCATTGCTTTAAAATCAGCTCCTGTGATTTTGTTATAAGGCGCAGCCTTCTTAGCAATCTTTTTTTGTTTAGGTGATAGTTTTTTCATATTAACAGTTCCATTTTCTTCTAGCAGCTCTACCTCTTTCAGAAGTCCAACCTTTAGATCTTGCACAAAATGATTTACGTCTCTTAGCAGCTTTACTACCTGGTTTAAGTTTTGATGGAGGTGTAGTTACAGCAGTTTTTAATTTACTTCCAGGGTTATCCTTTCTGTATTTAGCAACGCCCTTTCTAGTCATGCCGCCGCCTGCCTTAGAACCAGTACCTCCGCCTTTCTTAACTTCGGAATAATAACCTTTAGATTTTTTTCTTGATGGTGCGTTTTTACTTGCCATAATTAGTATTTACATTTACATGTAGACAATAGCTTGCCACATTTTTTACACTTCTTTCCTTTAGCTTTCGCTTTTGATTTACTGTAAGGCATTTTTTATGCTTTTTTTGTTAATGATACGCTTACCGTTACGTTGCTTTATTTTAACGTAGTCAGTTGTGTATTTTTTTTTAATAACGATTTCAATATCGTCATTAGCATACACTTTTTGAATAACATTGATAATTGGATTATCATCATTCGATTCTAGCCACTGCGTTTTATCTGTAATATCTACAGCAGTTGTAACTTTTGTGGCTGAACAACTAATCAAAAAGGACGCTGAAATAATTAATAATAGTTTTTTCATCGTTCCTTATCTTTTATCATATCATCTATTGCCTTATTAAAGACTTTATCTGTATATGATTTGTTTTTATAAAAGACATTTGATTCTGAAATAGGTATGTCTTCTTCACCTAGTAGTATTTTATATATACGAGTTATAAGCTGTTTTGCTTTAAACGATGTTGTATATATTGTATATTTCTGTGTTGTTCTATTTCTTTGCCTCCATACATCAATCCATCCTTCGCTACGTAATCTTTCCCATCGGTTTTTATCCCAGCTCATGAGATACGTGCCATTCATATAATCATTGCGTGTAAAACGCTTAAGGCAATCAAAATATATAAGCAGTTCTAAATCTGCGTCATTTAAACCGTAAGACTTACAGGCCCATTTACGAACGAGCCTGTAGTACTTAAACAGTTGCATGTCTCTTAAATCAGACGGCGATATTCTCATTCTACAATAACAACGTCTTGTTGCTTAATAACGTAGTAAAGTTTACCGTCCCAATCAATACCATGCCCGGCGTGCTTGTCGTAATAAATCACGTCGCCTTGTTTCAGGACCTCTGTGTTATTACCCACACTAATAACTTTGCCTTTCAAATAACGAACATCAGTAGCATTATTTTCTGTCATAATGAAACCACCAACATTCTTAGGCTCTTCTTTTATCTTCTCAATTATAATGTAATGATTAACTGCCTGCATTTTCACGAACATTTGATATTACACAATCCGCTGAAATAATAGTGTTAACCACACTTACCGCATTTTTCAATGCTGTTTTAGTAACAAGTACAGGATCAATAATTCCTGCTCTAATCATACTAACCGGTTTACCCGTAACAACATTTATTCCCCATCCTTTTTTATAGTTAAAGTCTTCAGGAACTTCTATATCTGCGTTTTCTAATATTGTAATAAAAGGAGCCATTACTGCTTTTTGAAATACGATGTCTTCTTTTGTGTCAAGCTTTAACTTGTGCACCGCATTTAACAAAGCTACACCACCGCCAGGTACAATACCTTCTTGGAGAGCAGCCTTAGTAGCATAGATAGCATCTTCAACCCTATCTTTCTTTTCTTTTAGTTCAACTTTACTGCTTGCGCCAACTTTAATTACGGCTACAGAACCAGAAAGCATTGCTAATCGCTGCTCGATTTTCTTTTTAGTATATGGATTTTTCTCTTCTTTAATCTTTTTCTCTACAGCTTCAATTCGCTGTTTCGCGGCTTCTGGCACATCTTCTATAGTTAAGATAGTATTTTTACTATCACTAATACTTTTAAGCGCTGTACCTAGCACAGATGGCTCTATGAGGTCCAAATCGTCCCCTAATTCTTCATCTATAATCTTAGCACCTGTT